GCTGGTATGAAGTCACGCCGTCGATGGCGCAGGAATGGCTGCGCCGCAATCCGCCCGGTGCCAATCGTAAAATATCCTTCGGCACCGTGAAATATTATGCCCGCCAGATGAAGGCGGGAGCCTGGCCGAAAACCGGACAGCCTGTCATTTTCGATGTGAATGGCGTGCTGAAGGATGCCCAGCATCGGCTCTGGGCCTGCCTGATGTCCGGTACGGCATTTCCGACCTTTGTGGTGACGGACGTGCCGGATCATCCCCGGCTGTTCGCCTATCTCGACAATGGCAAGGTGCGGTCGCTCGCCGATGCCTTGCAGACAGCTGGCTACAATGGTGTCTCCCCGACGATCAAGCAGATACTCCACATCGAGTATGAGTTCGCCGGGTATACGCCCTCAGCCAAGACGCAGATGCCGAGGCTGACACCGCCCGAAATCATCGACATGGTCGAACAGCTTCCGAACGCCGTCACTGCCGCCAGGCTGGCATCCAGTGACTGGGAGGAGGCTGTCCGCGTCGTCGGCGCCAAGGACGTTGTCGGCTATGCTGGGATGCGGATACTCGATCTGCATGGCCAGGAAATCGCCGACGATTTCTTCGGTCAGATCGGCTTTGTCAACGATCCCGATCCGACCGAGCAGGCGGTTAAGTTCCGCAAGCTGATGGCCGAGAATGCAAAAAAAGAAAAACCGATGAAGAAGCACCAGGTTCTCGGCAACCTGATCAAGGTCTTCAACCATTGGGTATCAGGTCAGGAACTGCCCAAGCGTTGGGCCATGCAGGTAAACGAGGACTTTCCGCAATTCGCGCCGCCGTCCGAGACGGTCACTGCCGAGGCCGCCGAATAGGGAAGGCAGCATAAGGCGGGGAACCGGGAGGCGCGCGCGAATGCGCGTCTCCTTTTCGTTTCGACAGGGAGGCTCACTTCATGGAATACCATCCGTTTGCGAATGTATGGCCACTTTTGGAAGGGCCGAAATTCGATGCGCTCGTCGCCGACATCAAGGCGCATGGGCTGCACTACCCGATCAAAGTCTATCAACAGATGGTCCTCGATGGCCGCAATCGCGACCGCGCCTGCATCATCGCCGGCGTTCCGCCGCGTTACGAACCGGCCAACGTCAAGAACGATCATGACGCATTGATGCTGAGCGTTTCGCTCAACGAGCATCGTCGGCATATGTCTCTAGAAGAGTTGGCGTTCGTAGCCAGTACAATCGCGAACATGCCACAAGGCGGAAACATTAATTATTCCAAATCCGAAAGCGGCAAGCACCTTTCGGATACTGGAAAGCCCATCATTACTAGAGAAGAAGCTGCAAAGGCTGTCGGCGTGTCAGTTTCTAGTATTGGTTATGCTCGTTCCATTCAAAAGTATGCCCCTGAACTAGAGAAGGCCGTCAAGGAAAAGAAAATATCCTTGAGGGCGGCTGACAATGAAGCGCGCGCCCGCGCCCGCGCCAAGAAAGCATCGCCAAGAAAAACGGCGGCTGAGGTGCAGGCCGAGAACGCCGCCAAGCTCGCCAACCACACGCCGCGTCAGCTTACACGGCGGGATGTCGATCCCGAGTTCGTCGGCGACGAGATTGCCTTCGTCACCGAGTACGGTCATGTCTGGATGCAGACATCGCAGGAACGCTCGACCAGCCGGCTGACGGCTTGGGCCATTGCCATGCGCCATCTGGCGCGTTCGTTTGGCCAGCAGCAACTACCGAAAATATCGCCGGTCGTGCTGTCCTGGCTGCGCAAGCCAAAGCCGGCCGACGTTGAAAGCCTGCAAGCATCGCTGGCCGAACTGGAACTGGCCGTTGCCATCGCGCGCGATCTGCTTGAGTGCGCTCAAACGGCAATGGCCACGCAAAACAACGGTCATGACAAATCGCATGGTGTGCGGGGGGTCGGCGCGTAGCCGCCATGCGAAGGGGGACGGACATTGCCGCCGCGTTGTCCGTCCCCACACTTTACCGCAATTTCCAGCAGAGGCTAGCCCAGCTTGGGCAGATTGATGCCGGGCCCCGTCGAGACGCCGAGCAGCTGCAGCAGCAGCAAAATCACCACCAGAGCGACGATCACGACCAGCACGACCTTGACGATCCTGTTGATCGGCTCGGGGATCGGGATGGCGTCCAGCACCCAGTAGACGAGAGCCACCAGGATGCCGATCACCAGCAGCCAGATGATGAGATTGATCAAAGCGCCGATCATTTGTCGTTTCCTTATTTTAGGTCTATAAGTTTAAGGACTATGCCCAAACTCGTAGACATTACCGGTAGGCGATTTGAACGGCTCGTAATCATTGAGCGATCATCCTTTCAAACTGGCAGGAACGCCACATGGCTGTGCAAGTGTGATTGCGGAAACGAGACAATCGTTAGCAGTCCCAATCTTCGATCTGGTAACACCAAATCGTGTGGATGCCTTAATAGCGAATTGTCTGCCAGCAGACTGAAGACACATGGCGCTTCCTATTCTCGGATGGCGAACCTTTGGTATGTTCTTCGCCACCGCTGCAATAATCCGAGTAACGAAAACTGGCATCGCTACGGAGGGCGCGGGATCAAACTTTGCAGTAAATGGCAGGCTTTCGAGCCATTCCGTAATTGGGCGCTTGCCAATGGCTATGAGGACCACCTGACCATCGACCGCATCGATAATGATGGCAATTATGAACCGGGTAATTGCCAGTGGATCACGCGATCCGAAAATTCCAGAAAGCGTTCTCACTAATTATTTTCCTTTCCCTTTGCCGGGCGGCGATCCGCCGTGACCGGGATTTGCCCCTGCCGAGTTGCCCTGGCCAGGATGGCTGTCGGGCTTGTTCTTGTCGGGGTTGCCAGGCCCGCTGGGCGGCGATGGCGGTTCTGGGCCACCTCCACCCCCGCCGCCGCCTGGAGGCCCTGGAGAAGGCCCGCCGCCACCTGGCGGGCTCACATCACCACCTCCAGCAGGAGGACCAGCAACACCACCAGAGCCGCCGTCAGCAGAACCACCACCACCAGACCCCGCACCTGACGATCCTCCTGAGCTGGAGCTGCTCGATGTGCTGGCCGAGCTCGATGCCGTCGAGGAGGCCGATTGCTGGTTGCCTGGCGGGCGCTTGCACAGCAGCGCCGTGTTGACGTGGCGCTGGCGCAGCAACCTGCACTGGTAATCGTCGAAATCGACGCGGCCCGTGTGGGTGCAGCCGGTGAGCAGGACCAGAGCCAGCAGCACCTTCACCTCTTCTTCCTCGGCTTGGGTGGCGGCGGACAATCCAGCCCGGTCACGTCCACGCCGCTCTGGCGCAGAACCCTGCACTGGTCGGCACTGAATTTCGGCGCGTCGGCCTTGCTAGTGGCCGAGAGCAGGAGCGTCATCGCCGCCATCACGGTTAGCCAGTATCTGGTCACTGATCAGCTTCAAACTTTCGCAAAATGCGGTTACTTCCGCCGTTGTCGGTTCCTTGGTGAGGATCACGCCCACGGTCCATCTGTCGGTTCCTTGCGCTGCAAAGCCGCTGGAAATCGACCAGCGTTCAGGCCCGCCGCGCTCGGCGACGACGCGGATCGTGCAGCCGCTGTCAGAGGGGATCTCGCGGTAGCTGCTGAGGAAGCGATCGAGCAGCGCCTCGTCGGACAACGCCCGATAGACGATGTAGACCGGGATGGCGATGGCGACGAGCAGGGCCACCACCAGCACATTGAAGAGCGTCAGGCTCTTGGCGGTATTCAGGAGCCCAATCACCCGGCCTTGGTCAGGCGGGGGCTGGGGTTCTGTCATGAAGCCAGCACCCATGCAGTGCCGTTCCAGTATTTGACCGGCACCGGATGCCAACTGTCGGGAGCCCAGTAACTGCCGTCCCAGGCAGCCGTGTCCCATGATGCGCCTGAACGGAACGACAACACATCTTCCTTGATCCATGCCGAGCCGTTCCAGACATTGACCCTGCCTGTCCGCACCTTCCCGGGAGCCCACATTTCCAGTGCGACCTGGGTGACCAGTGCCTGTACCGTGACGCCAGCCGTCGTCGCCCACATTTCGAGGGCCACTTGCGTGGCCTGGTTATTGGGGTTTGCTGTGGCGAACTCCTCAATAGAGACCTGGGTGACGCGATTTTCGGTAGGCGGACCAAGGAAACCTGATGTAAATCCGCTCGGCACCGCGCCGGTAAAGGCGCTGTCGCCGAAATTGGCGGTGTATTGGTCGAGATTGCCGTCAGTGCCGTAGCATGGAAAAATAGCCACGCCACTGCCGCCGATCACACTGAAATCAATGCCGCCGACATTGGTCGCGGGGTTGTAGGAAGCATTGGCATTCCAGTTGCCAGCCGCGTTCCTTCTGAACCAGACGCGACGATTGTCCAAAGCCAGCGCGACACAGACAATGCTTCCGTTGCTCAGTGCTCCAACGCCGGTTACGGAAGCTGAATTGTTGAGAATGACGGAGCCAAGTTTCTGTAGGGCACAGGCTCCGGCATAACCTGAACTGATGAAATTGACGGCAGCCGACGTATTGGCAACGCCGATGCCTGACGATCCGCTGCCGCCTATTACGTTGCAGATGACCTCCCAGTAATATTTGCCAGTAGTCCAGGACCAGGCTGCGCGTCCTCCAGAGTTGGCTCCATTTGAGTTGAGCGCGACCAGATTTCCGCCACTCAACGTAACGTTCGCTGACTTGTCGGTTGCGCTCCAGGTGGTGTTCGCCATCGCTCACGCCACCGTTTTCGGGCCAATTAAAACCGTGTTGACCGCCGCTGGCGTCCACGCCGCCCCGGTATTGGGATCGGTCACGTCGGTCCTCCACGCCCACTGAAAGCCCGACGAGCTTAACACCAGCGTCGGCGAAGCGACCGTGGTGGCCCCGGATTTGACCTGAACCGCCATCGTGCGGGTTCCAGCGTCGGACTTCTGGCCGTAGGCCCGCGTCGTGCAGGCGATCACCGTAGCGGGGGTGCTGGAAATGCTGGAAATGCCATAGAAATCAGCATCGTTGACGGTCGAGGAATAGACGTAGGAGGTGGTGGCGTCCTGCTGGGCCTCGGCGACGAACGGCCAGTTGACGGCTGGCGTGATGCCTATTCCGAAGCATATAGGATTGACCCCAGTCGTCACTGTCGGATTGCTCGCCGGAAAGGCTGCATAAGTCGGACTGGCCGACGTGACACCGACTGTCGTGAGACTGCTGGCTCCTTGAGTACCAGAGGCCGCATCACCAATAACGCCCACCCAGTATTTCGTCCCTGCCGTCACAGATACGGGAGTGCCGAAGGTAAATGTCGCCGTACCTATTGCCGGGGCGCTGACCGGCGTTGCCGAGCCAAGAGCGGTTCCCGGCGCATTCGCATTGTCAGAGAAAATCGTGCATTTGAAATTAGCCGTCGAAGCGACGGTGAATGGCACTGTCACGGAACCAATCGAGCCATTATTGCCAATCGTGAACGGCGCATAGCGCCCTTGGTTGGCAGCGACGGCACTGATGGCGTTTTGCGTGAACAGCGGATACGCCCCGGTCGGCGTCCGCGAGAACACCGCCGTCTGGTCGCTGGCGGGCATCCGCGTGAAGCATCGGATGTCGCCCATCCACGGCACGGAAGCGGCATCGGACTTCCAGAACAGGTCATCGAATTGTTGCTGAGATACCGAAGCATTCACTCCGAAGATCAATTTGTTTGCGTAGCTGTTTGCCGAGACCCGTGTGTTCAGACTACCCAGTGAAAAGTCATCGACACTGTTGCCATTCTTCCTGACCTTGAACGACCCTGTCGTGTTGTTGATGACAACCTCGATCTCGAATTGATACCACGTATTATTTGCCGCCACCGCACCCGTATAAGTCGCCAGCGCCGTGCCGGCGGGGCCGCCTGATGTCAGCAGAATGGCACCGTCGCTGCGAAACACCACGGAACATTGCGCCGTCGCGCCGTCGAGCAACTGGAGATACCCGCCAAGCGTCGAGCCCGTGATTGCTGCAGTCTGACGGAACGCCACGACAAGATGATGCACAGCATCATTGACACCGGATGTCTTGGTCAGAAAAATACCGGTGGTGCCACACTGCCACGCTTGACTGCCGGTGAAACGCCCCGGCTGAAATGTCATCGACGGCACTGTGCCGACATCCCAGTATCCTGCGGTAGCGTCAGCCGCCGCCGTGTACAGATCGAAGCCGTCGCCGAAAGACCAGGCCATCAGATCCTCCTCATGACGTGTCGATCCAGACATCGTTGACGCTGGGCGAGACAGGCGGCGTCGGGCCAATGGTGATCGAGCCGCCGGTCACGCCGATACCGGGAATGCCTTGTGGTCCAGCGGCCCCTGCCGGGCCAGCGGGGCCGGGAACCGTCGACGCTGCACCGGCTGGACCTGTCGCGCCTGTCGCGCCTGTATTGCCGGTATCCCCTTTTGGGCCAGCGGGACCGGGAACCGTCGATGCCGGGCCTGATGGGCCAGGCGGACCCTTGATATTGGTCTCGAGGCCCCACGCCATCAGAACGTTCCTCGTGTCCAGACGCCGTTGGCGTAACGATAGACATCGCCGTTGTTCTCATCGAGATACATGTCGCCGGTCTGCGAGCCGCTGATGACGCCGGGAGCGCCGCTGCCGGTAAACCACATCGAGCCGCGCTGGCCCGCAGCGCCAGGGCTGCCGCCAGGGCCAACCGGGCCTTGTGCCCCCGCAGCACCGGGAGGGCCGGTGACCACCGGGATATTGATCATGTTCATGGGGCCGGAGGAGCTATAGGCCGAGCCCTCCGTGCGCAGCGTGCCGCGTGCCGCCAGGGACACCGGCTTGGCCGGATCTCCCGCGTTGGGCGCCCTGGCGTAGAGCTCAATGCCATAGCCGCTGCGGTCGGTCAGGCTGGTGCCGGGCACCGACACGCTGGCGATGCCCTGGCTGACATCGGCGGCGGTCATGTCGTAGGGATAGACGCCACCCTGGCTTCTTGGCAGCAGCACGAACTGCGCGAGCGTCGGATCGATTGGACTGCCGTTCTGCCTGCGCATCGTCACCCTGAGATCAAGGTCGATGCCGAGCGGCCAGCGCAGCGACAACGGGGCCGGTTCGATGCCAGTGACAGTGATGATGCGGTTCATGCCGGGGGCTCCCCATCAGCGGGCTGTGTCTCTGCCGCAACATAGGGTGTCACTGTCCCGCCCTTGGCCTTGAACTCCAGCCAATCGCCTACCTGGCTATCCTCGCTCAACCACCAGACGACGCCGTTGTCGTCGGTACAGGTGATGCGGGCGTTCGTGCCCTCTTTGGTTTCAGGCCCCGTCATTCCGGTCGGATCGGGTGGGGCGTAGGAGCAGGAGACATAAGGCATGGATTACATCCTCGCGTTGACCGCGTAATAGCGGCCATTAATGGAAAATGTTACACCCGCACTCGCCGTGGTCATCGACAAAACGCCGCTGGCAGTGGTTGCCGCCCCCAGGCTCCCAGTCGCGCCACCGGTAGCGCTGCCCGCGAGAAATGTCGCGACAGCCGGTGTGACGCGCATCGTTGTCAAGAACGGAACACTCAGCGCATATTGAGTACCGGCTGTGGTCGAGAAAGCAGTCTGATTGTGATACACGGTCTGCCAGTACCTCATGCACGCCGCCAGTTCCTGCGCCTCATCCGGCATCTGCCACGGCGGCGCGAGGCCCGTGCTGTTGGCGTCGAGGTAGAGGCCGACATCGTAGAGTTCGAAGACATTTCCGGCTGTCGCCATGCCGTTAGTGGTGGCAGAGGTGCCGAAAACAAAGCCCGCCTGCCATCCGGCAACGCCCTGATAGGTCGAGCCTACCGCGATGCCAAACCGGATGGTGATACCAGCGGCGGCGTCGGTCGCCCACGTTCCCGTGACATCGCCGGGGATCACCAGCACCTGTTCGGTGTCGGTGTTGGCCTGACCGGCGGCGATGGTGAAATTGGCAATGTAAGAGCGGTTTGCGGACACTCCGTTGTGGAGGGCGACAGAGTAGGTGCCAGCTGGGCTTTTCCAGCCAAAGCGCAGCATGGCCTGCCGCGCTGCCGCGCTGCCCCATTTGAAATCGGCGAGGCGAATACCCTCGACATGGCTGTGAACCGTTAGAAAATCACCAGCCGCCAGTGCTGCCTTGGCGGTGCCGATAATGATCCTGTAGCGATCCTTGGACCCGTTCGGCGTGATGGCCTGCGCCCGCACCGCCGTCGCCGTGCCGGGGCTTGTACTGCTGGAGGTTATCCATTGGTCAGCGGCATACCAACTGATCGCAGTAACCGGACCCTGCGACGTGTTGCCATTTTCCTGGCTGATCTGCATCGCCCCGTTGACGATCCTGTTGCGCGCCTCCGCAGTCATCGGCGTAAACTGCTTGTAGGTGCCATCTGCCGCCCTTGAGGAGACGGTGCCGTCATCGTTGACGACGAAGACATCGTTGCCGGTGCCATCGGCCTTGTCGTTGTAGGCGATGCGCTGCAAGGTTCCGGCGGGGCTGCCGGCGGCACGCCCCAGAAGACTCATGTCGGCGGAAGCGAAGCCAACCTTGGTGAACAGCCCCTGCGTGGCGGCGGCGCCCAGCATGTAGTTCTTGGTCACCGCGTCCTGATTGTTGATCGGATCGGCGAGCCCGGTGATCTTCTTGGCATTGAAGGGGATGTCGGCCGTGGGGCTCGACTGCCCGTCCTTGCAGATAGTATTACTTAGCCCAGAGGCTAGGTTATCATCTTCTTGATCGTGTCGTGTGGCCAATATCTTGGTGCCTGCGGCAGCATCCGCTGCCCAATTCATGACGCGGGTAAATCCACCACTACCGTTAAACGGGCACATCTTGTTTTCTCCTTGTCTTTTTGTAACCGCGTCGTCGAGGACGGCGATTATTTGCTTGCTGGACCCAGTCGGCCCAGCGGCAATTATTGGGCACATAATTTCCGTTATTATCGATCCGGTCGAGGGTGAGGGTATCGTCGTAGCCGCTGGTCAGCGCCCATTCTCGAAAGATTGCGAAATCATTGAGCCAGTCAGCGCAGATGGTGATGCCTCTGCCACCATAATCTGGATAACTTTTGCTTTTTGGGTTTCGGCACCGCTTGAGCATGCCTTCCCAAATCTCATAAAGACGCTGCTTCCTGCCGCGAGGCGAGCCGCCATGCTTCGTATTCCTGGCAACTAACTTCTCCCGATGAGCGCAACCGCAAGAGGTGACTACTCCATGCTTGAGGTTATCAGCCGTTGCGACAGTCTCATTGTCGCAGTCACATTGGCACCGCCAATAGATGCGCGAACGCTGGATTTTGCCGGTATCGTAGCGGCGCTGCGCAATGCCAACGACAACCAGTCGTCCGAACCGTTGACCTGTGATATCGACAAATGCGGGCATGCGGACCTCCCTGAAAGGTTGGCGTGTCAAGTGGCAGGCAAGGCGGTCGAACGCCTTCCTGCCGCGCATCATATCAGTTTCCCCCACGTCAACTTGACCGATCATCAATCCGTACCCATTTGTGCAAACACGGTTTGAATTCGGGGCATTTTCATGGAATGGCTTTTCCTGGCGGCAGTGGTCGTCTTCTTCATGTGGCTGGCGTATACGTCGGGATGACCAGTCATTTCACCAACCCCTTTCCGATGATCTTTTCCTGGCCGTTGGGCAGGCGCACCTTGTAGCCGCTCTGCCCCTCGGAAATAATCTTCACCTTGTCGCCATAGTTGGGGTCGTCGGGATCGTTGATGGTCAGCGACTGCGCACCCTGCACGGCTCCGGGCGTGGCCCTTGCCGCACCTGTCCTGCCGCCTTTCACGATCGTCTCGGTGAGCGTCGAGCGATCGGCCCCCGCGAGCGCCTTTTTCGCTTCACGGGCACTCTTCAACTGAGACAGAACCTCCGTCGCACTACCGGCGGCCATCCCAAGCCCGGCCCCGACCGGCCCGCCCAGGATCGAGCCAACAATGCCGCCTTGACTGGCTGCTGCCCTGGTTCCCTGCTTTTTGAGTTCCCTGACGATGCCGTAACTCGATTGCGACGGGTTGATCGCTTCCCGCTTGGGTACCAATTGCCGGTTGGTCGAGGCCCAGTCCTTGATGGTCTGGATTTCGTCTGGCTTGAACAACTGGCTGGCAGCGGTCGGGTTGTTGTGGGTGAAGTTGTCGATCCTGGTCGCCACCTTGCCGGGGTCGCCGGTCATCAACTGATCGAGGATGATGCCGCGCACCTGATCAAGGTCCGCATCGGTCGCGCCGGTCTTCTTCAGCCGGTCAATGGTTTCGATGGCCTGCGTTGACAGTTGGCCGGCGTCGTTGGGCCTGAGCAGCCTCGCGGTATTTTCCGGCAGCGCGCCCTCGGTGGCGATCTTCGATACCTCCCTGCCGCCGGGCGGCTTGTTGCGAGGCCGGGTAATGTCGAAACTCTCTTTCGACGTGGCGCGGCCCGCCTTGAGTTCCGTCAGGACATCACGCGGATCGCGAGTGCCGGGCAGTGCGTTGGGAGCGCCAGTCACCCTTGCCTTGGTGTCGATGGCATTGTCGTACCAGTCGTCAAAATAGGCCTGTATCTTGCTCAGCGCCCGCCGATCGGTCGGATCGGTCGCCTTCAGCTTGCCCAACTGCCGCCGCAACTGCTCGGCCCCGGCCATGCTGATTTCCTTGACGTTGGGATCCTTGGCGGCCTTCACGAAGGTCTCGACCCGCTGCATCGCCTGGCTGGCGATCGGCGTAGTGGCATCAAGGATCACGTCAGGCACGAAGGGCACATTGCCCGACAGTTTGGTCTGTAGCTCTGAGGGCAGGCCGCGAAGAACATCAGCATCAAGCATCACGCCGCCCTCCAGCGCCTTCTGTATCTTGGCCCCGCCTTCACTTGCCAGCCGCTCGGCCCGCGCCGCCGTCTGCTGGTTGAGCAGCCCTCCGGCCTCGACCGGCGTAGTGCCGCGCGTCGGGGCCGTCACGTCCATGATCCCGCCACTGGCGTCCTTGACCGCCTCCAGGTTCTCGCGCTGCCTGGCCTCCATCAGCCGCTGCGCAAAACCGCTGCGCGCCCCCTTGAGCATCTGCTGCTCGGCAATCTGCTGTTCCACGTCGCCGGTACGCTGGCCCTTGGTCAGCCTGACGCCTGGCGCACCTCGCTTGGCGGCCTCCTCCGCCGCGATTTCGGCCTCGCGGCCCGGCGCAGCCTTGATGAACTGGCGGCCCGCCGTAGCAGCCTCCGGCGCAGCCCCGGCGGCGAGGCCGGTCAGCATCCGCGCAATGGGCTCAAACCTTGAACCTGCCGTCGCCTGCCCCGCCGCTTCGGAGGCAAGACCTGCACCAATGCCGAGCGCCGCCTTGGTTCCCGCCTTCGCCAAACCTTGGGTCGGGCTGATGAAGGCGGGGGCAAACTCGCCCGCCGTCTCGGCATACCTGCCCGCCGTCGTCTGTGGCTCGTAGCTTTCGCCGACAACCTTGCTGGTGGCCTGGTGAATGTCCTCGCTGCTCGGCAGATAGGGAACGTCGAGCGAACCGCGAACGGCCTCCTGCGTCTGCGGTGACGCACCCATCTTGCCAGACACATAGGCCGCCCCGATCGCGGCCAGGTTAAGGATGTCCTGGGGCGTGCCGGGGATGCTCTCGATGCCGCGCCGCAGGCCCGCAGCACCGCTGCGCGCCACGTCTTCAATGACGCCAGGCGGCTGCTGCTTGAAGCGGCTGACATCCGGCCCCGACGCCGCAGGGGCAGCACCAGCGGGCGGTTGTTGTCCGAAAAGGTCACCCCAGGCCATCTCACTGGCCTCCCTGCTGTTGTTTCACGGTCCAGTTTTTGGTGTCGGAGGGATCGCCCTCGCCGCTGTAGACGTAGGTCGTGCCCGTCTTCACCACATAGTCGCCCTTCTTCGGGACCACGTCGTCAGGGGCATTGGTCAGGTCCTGTCCGCCGCCACCGCCTTCCCCATAGGGCTGGAACGCAGGCAACGGTGGCACGACATCGTCGGGGTTAATCTTGTTGCGGGTGGCGATGCCGGAAATCCAGTCGCGCTTCTGCTTGACCTGGTCGTAGTAAGCGCCCATGCGGCTGTTTGCCTGGGTCATAATGCCCCGCCGCACACTGTCGGAAAGCGAACCTGCGCTCCGCCATTGATTGAGCCAGCCATTCAACTGCTCAAGCTGACCACCCGTCATACTGGCGCTCTGGACCTCGCCCTCGCGCACAACACTGTTGGGGTCGAGCAGCTTGGCGAAGCCGACGATCATGTTGTAGTCGGCAGCCCCTTTACCCTCGACAGTGCTTTCTGGGCTAAGCGCGGTATTCGCGGCCTCCTTCATCGACTGCCAGGATGGTGACGCCTGATCGTAAACGGTCGCCGCCTTGGTGTAGTCGTCGCGCAGGGTGCCGAGATCGGACGGTTTCCAGCCACTCTCGCCGGTCGAGCCGCCGCCAACCTTCTTGGTGTCGCCCTTCTGGTTCTGGAACCATTGGCCGTTCTCGCCTTCCGGTGTCGGGATCGGCGTCCAATGTTCCGCATTCGCCGCCTCGCGCCTTGACTTGATCATCTCGCCGATGAACTGCATGCCGACCTCGGGATCGCGCGCCATCAGCACCGACATCGCCTCCGGCTTGACCTCGCCGGTGTTCAAGTCGATGCCGGTGGACATCGCGTTGGCGAACTCCTTCTGGCCCTGTTCCTCCTGCGCCGCCGCTGCGTTCTGCTGCAGACTGTTGACCAGGGTGTTGGCCAGGTAGCTCGCGCCCTGCCAGGGCGAGGTCATCTGCGTGGGAGGCGGCAATTCCGGCGCCGCCTGTTGCAGGCGCTGCTGTCTTTCGCGCAACGCCTGCAACGTCGGCCCGCCCGTCGTAAAATTGATGGTGCCGCCACCGGGAGGTGGTGGGGCGATCGCGTCGGGAGTGCCGAGGCCACCGCCGCCAAAGCGCGCGCCGCCAGCTTCGCCGGGAGGGTTATAGGAGGGAAAGCGCGCCATTAGTGATAACTCCAGCCAAAACCGCCAGCTGTCTTGCGGTGACCTCTACAGACAGCACTAATGCTTTGAGAATGGCTGCGGACAGCTTCGGCAGCTTCAGCAATCGAGCCATAAATCGCGCCATCCGACCGGACGACAGCTTTGACCAACTTTGTGTTCCTGGCTTGCTGCTTGGGGGTTACCCAACGGCAATTTCTAGGTTCGTAGTTGCCAGCATTATCAGCGCGGTCAAGCTGAAGGTTGTCGGCATAGCCATGAAGAAGAGCCCAATCGCGAAATGGCTGGAAACGACGCCATTCTTCGCAAACGGCAATGCCCCTATCACCATGATAGGATGCGGATGGCCAACCCGGCTTACAACGAGAAATCATGCCGCTCCAAATTCCGTATAGGCGCGTTCCCCACCCACCGTGACCGTCCTTGTATTGATTGGGCATGGCCTTTCACCACAATTGATTTGAGTTAAGTCGCTGCATTGCCATCGCTAATTGCTGTCTCCTCATGTCCTGTTGGCCAGGGTCTATGGTCGGCATCGCGGGCAGGATCGAGGGTGCTACCTGCGGCAGCTGCGGCGCGTTGCCCATGCCGACCTTGCCGGGATCCGCGCCCATGTTGGCGATGGCGCCGCCCATGATTTCGCCGGGCGTCTTGCGATCGGCGGTCTTTGTGCCGTACATCTTCGAATAGAGGTTCGCGAGATCGGCAACGTCAGCGTCCCCTGTGGCCGCAACTTGGGTCGCGCCGCCTTGGGTTGGCAAATCATACTGGCTGGACGGCCCTGGGAGTTTGCTGCCGGTAGGCCGCCCGCTTGACGGTGTGTCTGAGCGTGGGTCGTAGGCACCTTCAGATGTAGGTGCCTGATCGGGCTTCGGCGTGCGTGGCCCTCTGTAGCCAGCCCATGCGCCAGTCCCCTGTTCAGTTAAAATAGCTTCGCCAATTCTGTCCTGAATTTCCGGCGTCATCTTCTCGTCGCCGCGCAGACCGGCCCACTTCTTGGCCTGCTTCAGGGTGTTGCCAACGATCTGGAAGCCGCCCATCGGCGTTGCCGTGCGGCCAATCTGGCTGCGCACCCAACTTGCGTAAGGGCCGCTCGGATGGGCAAACTGGATGGCTTCGTCCACCGTCATGTCGGTGAGCTTGGTGTCGGCAAACCTGCCGCCGGAACGGTTGGAGAAGCCAAACAGCGCATTGTAGTCACCACCGCTTTCGCCGTGGAAGATGCCCGCTTTGATCCTTGGGTCCATCAGCGTCCTCCGTGACCGCTGCCCTGGCCCACCGTATTGCCCGCATAGCCGCCCCATCGCATTCCTTGCGGATTGAACTCACGATTGATGGGCCGTGGTGTCTGCTTCGCGATCATCTCCGCAATCATCTGCCGCATCACGTCGGGCGGCAGGCCTGCCGGCTGGAACGCCTGCGGCGGTGGCGGCGGCGGCCTGGAGGCGAACGCCTGCGCGATGCTCTCCGGTGTCGCCATGACGCTGCCGCTGGCTGGCAGGTAGCTGTGCTGGACCGGCGGCGCGCCGGTCGGCGGGGGCGGCAGCGCCAGGCCTCCACCCGTGAATGCGGCTGGATTGCCGCCGCCGCCCTTCGATGAGCCCATGATCCTGTCTCCTTTACCTGCCGAATGCCTTGCCGAGCATCGTGCCGCCCAGCAGCGATGCGCCGCCGGTCGCCGGTGCCAATGCCGCCGACAGCCCGGCGCCGGCGAGGCCAAACAGGCCCTGGTTCTTCGCCGCTGCGTTCTGGGCCTGGGCGTTGTAATTGTCGTAAACCATCTGCGAGATGTTGACCGGGCTGATGCTGGGGCTGGCGAACGGCTGGAAGGTCGGCGTCGTCGGCCCGCTGGCCCCCATCATCGCCATGATCTCGTTGAGTGGCTGGTTGCGGCGGGCGAAGGCCTCGGTCGCCTGCGCCTGGCGCAGATTGTTCAGCTGCGTGGCGTAGTCGGAGCCCATCTGGTAGTCCTGCAAGGTCGCAGCGTTGCGCAGCTGCGGAACCTGATTGTAAGCCTCCTGTGCTGCCCGGCTTTCCTGGCCGCTGCCCAGATAGGCCTGCCGGGTCGCCTCGCCGAACTCGTCGCCCTGCTGCCGGGCCACGTCGCCATAGCCCTGCGCGCCGGGGTTCAGGCCGCGCATGGCCAGCTGCGTCATCTGCTGCTGGTTGCGCGGATCGGCGCTGCGCGAATAGCTCTCCATCATTGCCCTCTCGATGGAGGGCCGATCGGTCGCGGTCTGGTCCTGGCGGAAATCTTTCGACACCGCACCCGGCGCTTTCGCCGCCGTCCACGGCTGCATGCCCGACCAATCCATCTCCTTGCCGTAGACATCCTGCATGCGCGCCGACTGGCCGAGGCCAAGGTTGCCGAGGTTGTATTGCAGCCCCAGCTGCTGGCCGTAGAGGCGCTCCTGGTCGGGGGAATACTGCACCGTGGACTGATAGCGCGGCGCGTAGGTCAGCTTGCCGTTGCTGTCATAGACCGGATCCCAGCCGATCTGCTGGTAGGTCTTGTTGCCCTGCGGGGAATATTCATTGACATTCCCCATGATGGCGTTCTGCTGGGCGCCGATGAAGTTGGCGTTGGCCTGCGCCTGGGCGGTGGCGTAAGGGTCAGGCGGTTTCGGCGTCGAGCCCATAGGCGGCCTCCTTGCGCACATCGCGTTGAGATGTTGGCCGCAGATAGCGGCAGTCGTCCCTCAGCATGCCGAAGATCAGCGCATCGCGGTTGCCCTCGACCACGCTCCTGCAATAGCCCTCCGGCTGGAAGCCCATCTGGCGCGCCTGGCGGATGGCGCGGTCGTTCCACGGCTCGATAAAGGCGGTCACGCGCGTTGCCCGGCTGAAAATTGCCGTGAACATGGCCCTCAGGAGCCGCCTGGTCAGGCAATGGCGGTCGGCGATGGCGCAGGAAAAGTGGGCGTCGAACCCGGTCTGAAATTCGAACGCGCAGACGCCCATCAGCTGGCCGCGATCGTCCCGCGCCGACACGCAGAGCCAGTGCGGCGATGCCCAGTGGGTTGCAAGGAAATTGATGCCAAGTTTCTTCGATAGAAATTCTTCGCATTCGGCGTCGAAGGGAGCGAAGGAGTGCTTCATAGCTATATGGCCGCCCCCTGCTCATAGATGACATCGAAGCCCGCGACGGCGAAGCTGCAATCCTTGATCAGCGCCGTCAGCCGGGGGCCGCCCACGGTGCCGATGACGCGATCGGACACGCCGTTCCAGATCGACACCGCGCGCTCGCCTCCGGCCCAGTAATCGACATCCCAGGTGGCCGTATCCCAGACCGCGCCGGTCCGGGCAAAGGACACGTCGGGCTGGTTGGTCGGCGGCGTATCGTCGTAATTGACCTTGACATCGATATACGGTCGCGGATCGCCATCGGTGATCAGGTAGGTCTTGATCATCTTGAAGTGCTTGTTGGCCGGGGTCTTGAACTGGCTCCAGGCCGTCTGCACATCGACGCGGATCGGCTTGCCGTCGTCGTTGAGGTGGGACGGGTGCATCTCGTAGACATTGCCGTCGTCGTCGCCGAAATAGACGTAAGGGTCGATCCAGTTCCAGCAGCGCGCGGGCACGTCCTGAAACTGTGACCACACCGCGTGGGGCATGTGGCGGATCATCTGGGTGTATTTGTTCTTGCTGCCTTGCGGGATGTTGCAGAACAGCCGTCCCGTGCTCGGATTGAGGAAGGTCTGCCAGCCGGGGCGGTCGCGGAATTTGATCGCCTCCGCGCGAAAGAAAGTGACCACATTCTGGTCGGCGTTGCCCAGCTGGTCGGTTTCGGAGCGGATCATGGTGGACATCGGCACCAGGCCGGTGCTGACCAGGACATACAGATCGCCGCCGTAATTGATGACCGAATGCTTGCTCATCGGCGCGTCGAAACGGAAGATGCCGACGAGGCCGAAGTCCGTGCCATCGGGGTCGGTGCCGCGATAGACCACCGCCTCGCCGTTGGACGAGAAGACGACCAGATTGTCGTCCATCCCGGCACCGCCATCCATTGTCCAGGTGTACATGGCGCGGATCGAGCCGCCCCGGCGGAACAGCGCGTTGAGCGGCAGGTATTTGACCTGGCCGGATTTGGCCTGGAGGGGCAGATAGTAGACCGCCAGGTTGCTGCTGTCGGCGAACCACAGCCGGTTCATATGCGCCAGCACCACATTGAACTGCGAGACGTTGATCCAGTCCTCGCCGGGCGGCGCGGTGACGGATTCCTTGACGATGCCGGTCGAGGGCGGATCGGCGGTGACGCCGGAGGTCTGCGGGGCGGCGGCGGTCGATGTATCGACGCCGTTGAGAACGAAGGTGTTGGCAGGACTGTTGACGCTGGAGATGACATGCGGGCCGTTGGCGTTGGTCAGGCCGGTGCCGACCGCGCCAGCGATGGTGACGATGTCGCCATTGTGGAATTTGGCGATGTCGGCGACAGCCACCGCTCAGACCGCCGGGTTGGCCTTGCTCAAGTTGGTGACCGCGACCGGGGCCGGATTGGTGCTGGTCAGCGCGCCGTCCCACGACCAGACGCCATCCGCACCGTTGACCAGGATCGTGTAGTCGGTCGCCGAGAGGTTGGAAAAACTGGTCCAGTGCCAGTCGTTGCTGGTGAA